ATGTTAAACTCGCAATATCAAGATTAAAAGAAGATAAAATTGAAATAAATTCTGATGCTAACTTTTTTCATTTTAAAGCTTTGGGTAAATTTCATGGGCACACGGTCAGGGCAATATTAAAAAAGGCTACACAGATTAATGATGAAGAAAAATCAATAGGAAAGGGGAGAATAAAAAATGGTTGGAGTGAAGAAGATAGATTGATTCAAAAGAAGAATGATTACATAAGTCAAAATACAACAGATAATTATAAGGTTTTATCTTTTAAAAGCGATCAAGAAAGGTTGATAAAACAAAATCTTTGGGATTTTCTTGTACTCGAAAAGCCTGAAGAAGATATGACATTTGAAACCTTGATTGAGCATCCAGATAGGACATCAAAGAAAGGATGGAGTAAAGTACAAGTAGAGTTAGAAAAATCTATCCTTTTTTATACAGAAGCGATTGAAGAAAAGTATGGGGCAAGAATAGAAGTAAAATTTAAAGTCCTTGATTATGATAGAAAGTATACAAGTAAATTTGATTCTATTAATGATGTTAATATATAAATAAAAATGAAAAGACCTAAATATAAATTGATAGTGAAAGATGCAGGAAGTTATGCAGAAGATTCACTACTGAAACTGTATTTTACAGTTTTAAGACATCGCTTTCATCACCTATGTAATGGTGATGGATGGCGAGACTGAGGCTGACCATAGTGGTAGTCTCACAACCAATCTCAAGTCCTGTGCTATGGATTGAGATTTCTTCAACACCAACCTTGCTTTATAAGGAGGAATTATGGTATCATTAGCACCACATTCACAATTTACTGCAAACGATTTAGAAAAATTCATGGGATTGTCCATTGGATTTGATTCTATGTTTAATCGTCTTGCAAATTTTCCACAACAACCGGAAGGTGGGGCATATCCCCCCTACAATATCCGAAAAAAAGATGACTTCAATTTTGTCATCGAAATTGCCCTTGCTGGGTTTTCGGAAAAAGATGTTGAAGTGGAACTTACGGAAAATGTTCTTCATATTCGCTCATTGGGTGAAAAAGGAAAACAAAATCTGGATACACCAGATTACGTCCATAGAGGAATTGCGAATCGCTCTTTCTCTCGTAAGTTTACTCTGGCCGATGACATTGTTGTTAGAGGTGCAGAGTTTCAGAATGGTCTTCTTAACATCACTTTGGAAAGAGTAATTCCAGATGAAAAGAAACCACGTATAATTTCGATCACCAATCCAAATGTGATTGAACATAAAAAGAAGTAAGTACACCTCTTCCCCCCACTAATATATACTTTGGTGGGGGGTTTTTTATTTTTTAATTGTTTGCAGGAGAAAAATCATGTTACCATTGGCTGGACTATTATTTAATGTTATATCGGGTCTCGTTATTGACAAGGCGCAGAATTTGGCAAAAGAACATGTTGAAAAAATGATCAACGATGTTCTTCCAGATGAAGCCAAGGATGAGTTAGAAAATATAATTGCAGGTGACATAGAACACCCATTTGAAAGCATAAAGGACGCTTTATCAGGTGCCGCAGAGGGGAAATTACCCATACCTTTCAAGGATGGAAAATTTCTTCCTATTGAAGTCGGGTTTAAGGTGAGGTTCGATCCCAACACGAAAGAAGTTAAAATTATACAAGGATAATTATGTATTTGACGAAAAATTTTTCATATTTAGAAATGATAAAAAGTTCAACCGCTCAACGTCTCAATGTTTCAAATGAACCAACAGTTGAACATGTGATCGGTTTGGTCAACCTTTGTAATCATATTTTACAACCAGTGAGAGAAGAATTTGGCCCGATTCGTATCAATAGTGGTTATCGTTCCCCTACATTGAACGCTAAAGTGGGTGGGTCGAAATCTAGTCAACATTGTAACGGTGAGGCGGCCGACTTCGAGTCTTCTAAAATCTCCAATCCAAAACTTGCAGCGTGGATTGCTGCAAATTTAGATTTCGACCAACTCATTCTGGAATTTTATGATGGCAAAGATCCCCACAGTGGCTGGATACATTGTTCTTATAAAAAGGATGGTAGTAATCGTGGAAAAACAATGACCGCTTTGAGAATTGGGGGAAAGACACAATATAAAAATGGTCTACTTTCGTGAGAATTGAGTTGAC